CACGTTCATCATCCACAATATACGTTGATGACTCCTTTACGCAGGTAAATACATTGAATCCATCCGCAGATAAATCAAAGTAACCATTTGAACGTGTTCTGATTAATTCTAAAATTCTATTAATTGCCTGATTGGCTGTTAATTCACCACCGGAATCCGATGCAAAACGTGTCACCACCTCAATGCGTGTGATTGTTTCTGTGATATACGATGATTGATTGAAATCTGTTTCATCAGATGAAACGGAATAAACTAAAATGTACGGAAATGATGCCGTTGATGGAACCCGGTTATAAACACCAAATGTCACACCGCCAATCACCACATTATTTGTCAAACGTGTGATGATCGCTTTGCGAATGAATTGAATCGGTTCTAACATTATTTCGTTAATTGTTTAATTTTTGTTTCTAATCTATCTGTCAAATTCCCTAATTCTTTACGCAAATTTGTAAAGAAAAAAGGCCGTGCCGGCAAATTTACTTTCTTGATCCCTTTGCCTTTAAATTGGGCAGCATATGATGCCGGGAATCCTAATTTTGTCAAATGTTGCAAATCAACTAATCGACCTGTTCCAAATTCCACATATGGCGCATATGGCGCACGTGAAAATATTACAACGGTGTTTTCATTTTGCCTCTCAAATCCGGTTTGATTTTTCAAATTACCGGTAACGTGTCGGCCATCTGTTTTCATTCCGGCAACGGCAAACATTGCAGTTTTAACCAATTCATTAGACAATTCCTGTTTGGATAATTTGCCTAATTCTTTGATTTTATTTTGCAAATTCGCCAATTGCTTTTCATCAACACCGGTTTTTTTTGCCATTATCCTTCAATTTTAGTGGCTGTCATTTTAACCCAAAAATTTTCGAACGTTTGAAAATTGGAATTAATCCGATATAATGCCGGGAATCCTTCTACCTGCAAAACATCTTCATTGCCAATCAAATCGGCTGTTTCCTTTCTGATTGTGATTTCGATTTCTGTGGACAATAAACGGATACCCATTCTTTCATCAATATCACCCTTTGTTTCCTGTACACGGCACCAAACGGTGTCAATGGTTACGTATCCACCCGGTGTTGTGCCACCATATCCATCTGATGTGCGTGACAAACGTTTGATTAGAATACGTTGTTTTAAAATTGATGCCGTGTTGGTTGTTGCCATTATATAAATACTGATTTTATCCCATCCAATAATTTTGCTGATGCACTCGGAACCTCATTCACGGTCATACCTGTCACAAAATCTGTGCGATTATCGTAATATGTGGAAACCATCATCAACAATGCCTGCTTTAATAGGCCATCACTCATTCCCTCCGTTGTAAAATCAATTTTTATGTTGGTTCCTAATGGCTCAATTTCCACCATCGGATCACCTAATCCGTAAACCGAAAATGAAACGGCAATGCCTTTCACGGTTACATCATCAACGGATGCCACCGGCCCAAATGGAACATCAATAAATCCTGTTGTGGATTCATCAAGGTAATACGTGCGTTCCTTTGCGATAATGTCACGGCTCATGTAATTTTCCGCCGCTGTGTGTGCCGCCTCAATCATCAAATCAATCAACAAATCATCTGCTGTTGTGTCGATTCTGATGTAATTCTTTGCATCTGTTCGTGAAATGATTGGAACACCAATCACATCATTAATCTTGATCTGCCGCATCCTTTTTTGCTTTGTTGCCCTTTGTCTTATAAACTATTTTTTCCTCCTTTGTTTCAACCTCTACGGCCTCCACAATTGGTGCAATAACTTCGGGTTGATCCTCAACCTTTGTGCCAAAATTATTTGCCAAATAATGTCTTTCAACATCAGCCGAAACCGTTACGATTTCACCGGCTCTGTGGTATCCTGTTTTATTATCGAATACCGTTTTTCTCATTAAAACTTTGCCCATTATTGTGCTATTTTTTGAACAAATATAAAAAGAAAAGCCACCCAATATTTAGGTGGCTTTCTTTTAATTTGGAATTGTATTAAAACTAAACCCCGATTGCAGCGATGTCCGTTGCAAATGTACCCTTAACGATTGCTAATGGTGCGTAGTTAGTTAATGCAATACGCTCTTGTAAACGTACCGTTACGAAACCATCACGAACGTTTGTTCCATCTTCACGGAAAAACTCTAATGATAAGTTTTCACGGATCCACATTTGTGTTCCTAGACCGAAATTACCTACAAGGTAAGTTCCTGCCGTTACCGCTGTGTTGATTACAACCGGTACCCCTAAGAATTGTGGTTGTAAACCTGCGTAAACCTGATCTTTCAAATACTCATTTGTTGTTGACTTCAACAATAAGATTTTTGCAAAATCTGTTGGGTTTACCATGATGTAATCCGGGCGATAATTAACCAATGCTAATTGGTTGATTGCTACCGTTAAAACATCAAATTGGTTTGCTGCTGTGATTGTATCCGCAAATGCACCTGCTGCAAATGCTGTTGATCCTGATGTCACGATACCTGAAATGTTCGGTGCCGTTCCGTTACCATAAAGCAATTGCGCATCTTCAACCGTTAATAATTTCTCAGGTGCGCGTGCCGCTAAATATGATGTCAATTGTGCTGTATCAGCTAACATTTCCTCAGAAATACGGAAATATGTTCCAACTTTCTGAACGTTTGCATCGTATGCCGTTAAATCGAAATCTGATTCAGGCAATGTTGATCCCTGTGCTGTTGCTGCTGCACCATTGTCATATGCTGATTCACGTACGTAACGAACAACCTCTGCATTTGTAGAACCTTGTGCCAATAATTGACGAACGTGTACCGGACGTGTTGGATCGTACTTGATGCCCGGAACGTATTGTGCCGGAATAACTTCACCTGTGAAATTAGCCGCAACGGTCATATCACCTGCTTTGATTTCGAATTTAGCTGAACGGCTTGATCCGTTGATTAAATTCTCTAAACCACCTTTTGTGATACCTTCAACCAAAGATTGTTTGAATGATTGTGCGTTTGCTCCTGTTGCTGTTTTCTTTGCTGCAACTTCTGCTGCATCAATACGGCCGTGGATTTCTGTGAATTTAGCTTCTAAATTCTTGATTTCGGATTTTAATAATTCATCCGCTTTGCCTGTTGCTGATGCAACTGCCTGTCCTTCTGCTTTTGCGATTCTCGCATCAATTGCCGAATTTAATTCGTTCAATTGATTTTTGATTTCTTCTGTCATCTTATTTTGACTTAATTTGATTGTTTAAATATGAAAATATTTCGGAAATATCCACCTGTTTAACTTCCGGCACGGTGACAATTTCTGCCGGCCGTGTGGTAACATCAATAAACAATGATTTCAATTTCATCAACTCACCTTCAATTGCGTACCCTAATTCATCGGATACGTTTTCTTTCTTGATCATTTTGGCTAAAATGTCGAAACGTTTTGCCAATAAATCCTGATCAATTTCACCCTTTGCATCTGTAATCAATGCCATTGGATTTGCTGCCAATGTAACGCACGAAATTTCGTACAACTTCACTTCTTTCAATTCACGCACACCATCCTGTCTGTATGATTTTACAATTGGCATAATACCAACTGAATTTTCAGTGATCACACCGTTTTTCATCAACAACAAAATATCCTCACCCATTCGTGTTTTCGGAACCTCAGCCACAAAATACAGACCGGTGCCATCTTCACGTAATTCTGTGAATTTACCTAATGGCTGATCGATTCTGTGTTGGTTGCAATATCTAACACGTGAACCGTTTTCATTCAATGTTTTGGTGTATGCACCTTGCAAAATGATGTCATTGTCTGAATCAATATTGCCGAAAATTGAACCATATCCCGAAACAATACCGTTTGCCTCATCGATGTCATCAATCCCAATGGATGTTTGTTTGTAAATCATAATCTATCTTTTGCCCAAAATTAGTCAAATAGCTAATTAGAAAACCGAACGTAAAAATTAATTTTAACTAAATTGTGGCTCGCCTTCCTCAAATACAATGTCATTGCCCTGATCGCCCAATGGGAAATCGTGATCGTTCGTCAATAATATTTCATCAGGTATTCCATCAGGGAATGCATCGCATCCGCCCCTGATTAATCGTGCATGAATACATTTATCACAAATAAAATTATCCCTGTTTTCCATTATTTTTTAAAATATTTCTCAATTAATTTGCCAATTTCTATTGCAAATTTTGATGGGTTTGAACTCAATTTATATTCTGTAAATCCTTCGGCCATAAATTCATCAATATTTTTTGATGCATATGTTCCCAAATAGTGTGTATTGAATGCCACAAAATTATTTGTTGCTTTATATTGCGCTATTTCATTAATATAATTCTGTTGAATTATTTTCAATTCTGCATAATATTCTGATGTCAATTGCCTCAATGCTGCATTTTCTAATGTATGCCTTGTTGCAATTACGTGTGCAAATTCGTGTGTTAATGTAGCAATGTTTTTGTTGATTGCATCAATTGCGCTTTTGCCTCTTAAAATAAATTCTGTTGATGAAATTACTTTTGTCCTGCTTTCTAATGATGCTGTTAAATCCCCAAAATTAATTTGCAATAAATTGCCACCTGATGTTTCAACAAATCCATATGAACGTGATGTTGATTTGTAGGTCAAATTTAAAGGGTATTTGGTATTGTATAATGAATCGATTTTGTACTGATTTGTCAATACATTCAATTGTGTATTTAATTCATTCATTCTAGGGACATCAATTGACCTTGAAACGGTTATTTTTTTAATTTTTAATCCGCTGCTTTCTAAATTATCAATTGCAATCGCCTTTGCTTGCTTTATTGTTTTAGCCTCAACCTGTGCATTTACAACTGCCGTTTCTGCCACAACGGTTGCAACAATTTCAGGTGCCAACATAGCCGATGAAATTGCATCAACGACCTCAGCCTGTGCCATACCAAACCCAATGTTGGTAATTCGTGGCCCAATTGTTTGTGCGCCTGCCTTTGGCAATACAATCATTGAACAACGGCAATTGATTACGTTGCTTGCTGATCCATTAGGATCGCCCGGCCTTTGTAATGACTCACCACCAACCGAAAATTTGCTATTAAATGGAACAACCTGCCCATTGGCTGCCCTGTGTGCATCACGAACACGTGCATCAAATCCAGATCGCCACGTTTTAGTTAAATCCTGACCGGCAAACAAATTGACCGCTGCCTGTTCTGTTGCATAATTGGCTGCGTTTGTTGCCTCCGTTCTAACAATTCTACGTGCTTGATAATCAGCCAACCCATCAAATTTTTGTCGCAACATTTTTGATTGTACAACTTCCCCAGATGACATAAAAACAGGATCGGACATAAATTGGCGAATTGTGTTTGTCAATGTTGCCTGTGCTGTTGCCGATACTAACGTGACACGTTGCCCTGCCACCTGATTCCCCATAAATGCAAATGCGTTGGCCCAAATGGATTGCATATTAGCCGGATCGGCTTTTGGCATATATTTTTTAACGTTTTTGGAATACCAATTGGCAAATTGCAAACCGATTTTGGAATACATTTGCTCATACATTCCAACATATTTGCTGTCTTGAAAAAATCCCTGTGCTGTTGCCGGTGTCATTTGCCCCACCCTTAAATAAAGGTCAATTGCATCATTGTATTCGGCCTTGTAAAATTCCGTGAAATCACGAACTGATGTGCGTTCTGCTTTGGTCAATTGGTTTTCAAAATCATTCTCCCAATCTTTCTGCGCTTTTGTTTCTTTCTGTGGATCAAATAACGTGCTACAAACTGTAACACGCTGTTCAATGGT